CAAAGTCCGTGTTAGTAAGCACAGACAAAGATACATCTTCAGCCCAAACAAAAATGCTAATGGTAACAACATCAGTTGCTCCGTTTGCGTGCTTGAGGGCATTAAGAGACCGTAAATAACACTGTCCCATATCAGTCCAATCACCGTCAGGAATACTAAGGTAATTCTTGTGATAGAAAAATGGAAGTAGTAATTCACCACCTGCTGATGTGGTGGGGTCCAAATACACATGTGGTAATTGCGTAGTTTGAACCAAATCAGCTGAAACCAATGCAGAATGAGTTGACAAGTCATCAAACACAGCGAGAGGATTATACGCCAAAACAGCGCGACCATATTGGAAGCCATTGCCGTTAATAACAGCTTTGACATGTAACTTACACCGCAACAAGTTGAATGTAGTAATACGATCAATAACCCTTTGGTTCTCGAAAAAGTCTTGCCAGGGATTGAATTCCTCAGCAAGAGTGCTTGAAGTTGACCACTCATACTCACGAACCTTAATAGGGCGACTAAAGAAGTTGCCCAAAGAAGCGTCATTAGAATCCTGAAGCCTCCGAGTGGAGTCAATTTCAGAATCTACGACATACATCTTAGTTTCGAGTTGGTCAGAGAACGAGATATTTTGCGACCTCTCGTTCAGAGTCGTGTTCATCAGAGAAACGCCTTCGATACCAGATTGGGGCCTATTCCTCGTAGGAACTAGTGAAGATTCGAAAGTGATGCTGTGTGCAGCAACCTGTTGAGTCTTCCTTATAAGAGTCTCATATGCACGCCTATTGCGTTCATAGAGTTTCATAAATGATTTACTCTTTAATTTCTTGTCACCTTTCTCTCGTAACTCAGTACCAGCTTGTGGCTTGTATTTGAGACGAAGTCCAGGCGTAATCCGCGGTATTTCAGTCCATTCATCATTTTCTTCAACATCGCTTCTCGTGGAATCCACCACTACTACATGTTCTCGAGTGTAGCGCTCATAACTATTTTCAATATTTACAATATTTACAGTGTTGTTAATCATTAGAAATTCGGATACGTGTTACGATTACACACGTTCTATAGTTCATTTAGTGCA